CCTAATATAGCAGGTTTGGGTGGACAAAATCAGCAGCAGCAACAACAACAACAGCAACCCAATGTTATCAATGAACTAGTGAATGGGTTACAAAGGGCAAGCGCAAGTGGTTTAACGAATTTGCCGTCACGTGACATACCTATGAATACAATGAATATGATGAGTGATCAGCAAGTTAAGCCCAATTTTGTTCCTAGGCCTCCGCCAAATCAGCCTCAATCGAATTATATAGAAGATCACGACAATGATGAGGATGTAATGGACGAAATAAAAAAAGCAAATCTGATAAATACAAATGACAATATGGAGAATATTTACAGATTGATTCAGGTGCCTCTTTTAGTCGGCATTCTTTATTTCGCATTTCAGCTTCCTATTACGCGAAAATATATTTTGAAGTATTTACCATCAGTATTCAACGCGGATGGCAATTTCAATATAAGCGGACTGGTTTTTATGAGCGCACTATTTGCTTTAGGATATTTTGGGTTGACTAAAATGTTGGATAAAGTGGAATCTTTTTAAAGTATGGCGTGGTTATTACGGTTTCACAACATTTATTTTCATTTATAGCGCAATGTTGCTGTAAATGAAAAAGATTTAAAAGACTTACAATGTAGAATAATACATGTATATTATTTTGTTTTTTGCCAATTACAAATATAGGTTTCAAAAATATCTCCATTTTTACTACTTCTAATATTTTCATTTATTTCATAACCATTAGAATCAAATGCGCACAAAATATCGTGTATATCAATAAATTTTATTTTAATTTTATCATTTATTTTATAAGTTTTAGTTTTTATTTTTAGTAATTTTGTGGCTCTTTTGGGTCCTTTGCCAATTATATATACCTTATCAATATTTATTTTATAGTATCTACATATCGCTGATGTTATATCATAAATAGTAAGCATACCAAGTCCCTTAACCTGATTACAAATTCCGTAAATTTCAACTATTATCTCTTCAAATTTTTTATTTTCATATTTTGATATATCTATTTTTTTCAAAACGGCGCGTAATACCGTTTTCCAACGACAATGACTGATAGTTTCTTCAAAAATATCGGTTAAACCACTAGAATGATTCATCATATGTTCTTTGAGAATGTTGACTGTATAGTATAATATAAAGTGAATTAATATTTCAATTTATAGTTATGTCATATTTTAACATTCAAATATGAGTATATAGTAATAATATTATTCGCAACACATCTACGGGATTATGTCGTCCTCTACGAATAATAAGTTTTCAACTTCTCTGTTTTTACGTGTTCGAGAAAGACGCGATGATGCCGACATTTTCAATGTATTATTTTTGAGTTTTTTCATCCGCAAAGCACTAGGCGTCTTCATAGGTGTTATCGGTGAAGGGGTAGCGGTTTTACGTTTCTTCGATAATTTCAGTTTATCGAGTCCTTCGATCCCTTCTATACCATTTATAATAGCTTTCGAAGTGAGAACCTTCGCTTCAAGTGCCAATTTCGCCTCGTTTATGATATCCTCTTCTGTCTTATCATGCTTAACGTAAGGCTTGTTTTCAGGATTCAATTCCGGATTGTATCGCAAGAACCACCTGTTATATTCCTTGCTCTTCTTTTTCGTTTTAAGACGCTTATATTGTTTGGCCTTTTCATTGCGAATATCCTCGAGTGTCTTTTGCTTACCATAACACGTCACGCTGAATCGGCGCAATAATCCGGTCTGTTTTAGGCGATTTTTCTGCTGTATTTTAAATAAATATTCGCATAAACAGAGGGTTCTACGAGGGTTATAATAAGGGCGCTCAGCATATAAAAATAAAAGATAAAAACTCATCATTGTGTCAATTGTAGCCACGCGAAATATCTTACTATTTACCTTGATGGAGTTATAACTGTGACAAGCGAGGGGTTTATATACGTAAGCCACGGGCTGCGATCCGACACGAACTTGATAATGCGTAGATAAGTATTCGGGGATAGCCGCCTTAGTTTCGATTGTAATATTTCGAATATCCTGCTTTTCTAGGGCCTCCTTTATTGCCTTGGCTGTTTTATCGGGTGAATTAGACAACAAATCAAAATCAGGAATTTCTTCTAAATATTTTCGCTCATTATTGTGTAAATAACGCGAATATAAAACATTGGCATATCCGCCTATAAAAACGAGTTTCTCTTTTGAGGCGACATTCTTTATGGTCGTCTGTATCTTCTCCTTCTCGTGTTGAAACTGTTTGTTATATGAACGCGCAGAAAATGAATGTTTAAATGTGTCCGGATCACAATTTACAGCCTTTAAAGGGTAATGTCGGTTCAGAAGATTTAAACGTTTAAAAACCTTTTCCCAACGAGAAATATCACCACTAGGACGGGATAATTCTAAATACATCGCCATTCGAAGAAAATTAGGCGGCGCATATAATATTTTATCTTTCGAAAGAGCATTTTTTTTAAGACTACTAAATAGTTTACTATCGAGTTGGGTAATATCGGCGATCTGAAAGAAATTGACGAATACTTTATATGTTCCATAATGAACACCTGCTTTTGCTTCAACGTCAGAGAAACCTTGGCGAAAATAGATATCGGCCAATTCTTTTGCGTCATTTATTGCGTTAGAGGAGAAGAAGTCGTAATCAGGTATTTCTAAATTTCGATTATAAAATTGCTCTGATTCAGGTAGAATATTATTAATAGCAGTGCCACCATAACAAACAAGCTTTTTATCGCGAAGAAATTTCTCCAAGACGCCTATAATTTCCTTCATAACTGGGTTTTGGGCAATACGTTCTCCTCTTTTTTTTGCTTCAATATTCATTGCGTTTTTTAACAATTCTAGCTCACGATTTTCGTAATATAATATATTTGAATCGGGTGAATCGTTGACCATTTTATTTTATTTTATATTATGTTTGTATGTTATATTATCAATATAAAATAAAATAATTATTTTGAATATGAGATGGGGGGCGAAGAACGACTAAAAAGGCATCTTACCCAAACCTGGAATTTCTTTAAACCTAGTAGCGGTATTAAGTCTTGGCGACAATGGTGCCGGCTTAGCAATAATCGTAGGAACATATAACAGAGAATCTGGTTTCGGAACAAAAGCACTACCCGCTTGTTCAAAAAGTTCATTATAAGTCACGAGATTCTGGTCGTGACTTTGGAAGCTCATAGCCATTAACTGGCATCCTAATACTTGGGGGACGGTGGATATATAATTTATGTCATATTCAGCTACATCGGGCAATACAAGTGTCATATTTTGGCGATTAAACTCGATAATATCTTGTGGATCGGTTGTGTTTTTAATATCAGTGAATAATTGCTCGTGTATAAATGCGGAATTTGTAGTGACATTTGTAAGTTCCCATAGATTTTTAGATTGATAAAGTATTGGCATACCCTGTGATGAGTTACTCTTCTCGACCATAATAACGACTTTTCCTAAAAATTTGTCGATAGAAACCTTTGTAAGATTTTTGCCATTATATTCGCGCATATAATCGATTGGCATTAATTTATTACCGAGGGTTTGTGCTATTTCTGCCGCGAGTTGATTAAGAACATTTACTTTGTTTGTTCTAAGCCTAAAGTGTAATAATAGGGGATCTTTTGGATTAGGACAGTAACGCGGATTCTTTCCATCAGATGGAACATTAACTTCGGAGAATGCGTATGTATTTATATCATTTAAGACGTCAGATATAGCGAGAGCGTTATAACTCTGCTTTACTCCCACCATATCGATAGAGGAAACGGCGACAACCGGGGTATCATTTAAGCAATAAATTTCAAAATCGAGACATCTACATCCTTGGACGATGGTGTTATGAAGGGCGCATAAGCTAACATAGTCATTTTTATACTGCCCGGATGCGCAGCAGTTATAGGCTGTTTTAATATAAAAGTCTCGAAGATTTTTTTGATAATCTTTAGAACTGAGACTTGTCCAAGCGGATGTTATTTTTGTTGGTTCATTATAATAAGATTGAATACTAAGACAATTGGTTCGATTTAAATTTAATTTTGTAGTCACATACGTAATTAACCAGAGTAAAATAACGACAACGAACGACATTCCGAACCAATGAATCATAGATGGAGATACACTGGTATGTAACATTGCGCGCATATTCTTAACACTGAAACTAGATAATATACTTGGACTAGATGCAGCTTGTTGTTGTTGTGATGGTTGGCTCATATTATTAAGTTAGTATATAATAATATTATATATATATTGATATTGATATTAATAATATTGATATTAATAATATTGATATTAATAATATATATATAAAACTTGTTAAAATTATTAATATGTTAAATATATATAAAAAATAATGACAGGAGGTTTACTAAATATTGTATCTTTCGGAAATCAAAATGTTATATTAAATGGAAACCCCAAAAAAACATTTTTCAAATCGACATACGCAAAATATACAAATTTTGGTCTACAAAAATTTAGAATAGATTTTACAGGGCAAAGATCTCTTCGTTTATCCACAGATTCGAAGTTTACGTTTTATGTGCCGCGTTATGCCGATTTATTAATGGATACGTATGTTGTTGTGACTCTTCCAACCATATGGAGTCCGATTATGCCACCAAGTAGTTGTAGTGAAAACTGGGCGCCATATGAATTCCGCTGGATTGAGAATTTAGGAACACAAATGATAAAAGAAATTGTAATATCTGTTGGTGGGCAGACGCTACAGGTGTTGACGGGGAAATATTTATTGGGGCTTGTTCAGCGTGATTTTTCGGATGATAAGAAGAAGTTGTATGATCAAATGACGGGGAATATTACGGAGTTGAACGATCCAGGGAATTCTGGTAGCCGGATAAATACGTATCCAAATGCTTATTATACAACATTAGCACAGGGTTCAGAACCGTCTATACGATCTCGTAAGTTATATATACCGATAAATGCATGGTTTACACTTTCGAGTAAAATGGCTTTCCCACTTATTGCGCTTCAATATAATCAGCTTCAGATAGACGTAGTTATGCGGCCGATACAGGATATTTATACGATTCGTGATGTAATGGATCCGGCAAATGGGTGGCCGATTGTTAGGCCAAATTATACAAAAGAGTATATGCAGTTGTATAGGTTCTTACAGTCGCCACCGAGTGTGAGTTTGGCAGCGGATACATACCAAAATCCGGCACAATCAGAGTGGAATGCTGATATTCATCTGGTAAGCACGTATGGGTTTCTATCAAATGATGAGGCTAAAGTATTCGCCGCAAATGAGCAGAAGTATTTGATAAAGTCGGCATATGAATGGAATTTCAATAATGTGACTGGATCTCAGCGTGTATGGCTGGAGAATACACTTGGTATGGTGAGTAGCTGGATGTTTTTCTTTCAGAGGAGTGATATAAATCTGCGCAATCAGTGGAGCAATTATACAAACTGGCCTTATGGATATTTGCCGGTGGATGTAGTTCCTGCTCCGGTTAATCCTCTTACAGATTACGGTGGGCAATATGGGTATGGAGCATTAGATTTGTCGTGTGTTCCGGCACCACCCACTGGCATTGGTCCCAATATAGGCCCGGGTTATAATCCAGTGACTGCGCTCAATACAGGATACTTTGTTACACAACCATTTAGCGTTGAGAATCAGCGTGATATACTTATGAATCTAGGTATTTTATTGGATGGGAAATATCGCGAGAGTCCTCTTGATGCCGGTATATTCAACTATGTGGAAAAATATGTGCGAACAAAGGGGAATGCACCTGATGGGCTATATTGTTACAATTTTTGCCT